AACGTTGTGGAATTCCTCGGCGGTACCGTCATCCCGGGAATGGACAATTTCCGCACCTACGTGACCGGCGTTTTCGGGGACGTGTGGTCGGAGGCTGCGAAGGGCGCCGAGGGCGGCGCGGATCAGTTGGTGAACGCGGCCGGAATTCTGGGGCAGCGACTCGCGCAGAAGATCCGCGAACTCGCCCCGAAGGCAATTGAGGCGCTGATCGGTTTCGGGCAGGACGTAGCCGACTACGTCACCTCGAATCCGATGGAAGTGCTGAAGATCGCTGCCATTGCGGGCGCGATCCTGACCGCGCTTGCCGCGCTGCCGCTGCTGATTGCGGTCGGTTTGGCCGCGACTGCCGCCCTGATCGTGGGCGGGTTCGTAGCCAATCTGGTGTCCTTCTTTGCGGAGAAGATCCCGGAGCTGTGGACGGCCTTCACCGACTGGGTGAGTGAGAAGGCAGGGCAGGCCGGGACGGTCATGGACATGCTTGGCCAGTCCATATCCACCTGGTTCGGTGGGCTGTGGGGCCAGTACGTGTCCGGGCCGGTGTCCCGCACGTGGTCGTCGTGGGTGAAGTCGGTGCAGGATCTGCCCGGCCGGTCGGTGGTGGCCCTGTCCAGCCTGGGCAGTCGCCTGTCGACCGCGGCCCGCGGCCACGTGCAGCGCATGAAGGATGCCGCGGTTGACCGGGCCCTGTCGCTCGTGACGTGGTTGCGGGGGCTCCCCGGCCGTATGACGGCCGCGATCGGCGCGCTCAACTCCCTGCTGTATGACAAGGGCCGCGACGTCGTCCGGGGGTTGTGGAACGGCATCCGGGACATGGGCGGCTGGCTCCGCGACACGCTCACCGGCTGGGCGAAGGATCTGATCCCGGGGCCGATCGCAAAGGCACTCGGGATCTCCTCGCCCTCGAAGCTCATGCGGGACCGCATCGGCCGGTGGATTCCCGCCGGCGTCGTCGAGGGCATCAAGGGCGGGTCCGGCGCGGTGCGCCGCGCGATGGAAACGCTTGTGCCTGCCCCGGAGTTGCCGGCGTTCTCTCCGGCCGCGGCGGCTGCTGCGGGCGGGTACGGGGCCGGGTCGCCGTTCGGTGGCCGCGGCGGGGGCGGGCCGCTGCTGCACGTCGAGCACTGGCACGCCGCGGAGAACGGTTCGCCGGATGACAACGCGCGTGCACTGGAGTGGCGCGCGAAGGGACGGGGGTGACCGGTGGCCGCGGGTGATCTGGTGTCCCGTCCGGGACACGTGCAGTACGGCGCCTTCCTGTTGGGGCCGGGCACTCCGTACCGGTGGCGCCGTCTGTCGGGGTGGGGGGACCTGCCCGGCCTCGACTCCGGCATGGTGCCTCGGGCGGGCGCGCACGGCGCGTTTCCGGGGCGCCTGCTCTCCCAGGCGCGCACGGTCACCGTGGATGAGCTGATCATTCGGGCGCCCCGCGCACAGGTCGGCGCGGTGGTCGGCGCGCTGGAGTCGGCGACGGTCCCCGTAGACGAGGAACTGCCGTTGGTGGCGTGGCTGGATGAGCGGGGGCCGCTGCTGGTCCACGCTCGCGTGACGCGCCGGCTGATCCCTGCGGGGGTCGGCTACCGGGTGGGTGTAATCCACGGCGGCGCGGTGGAATTCGAAGCGTCGGACCCTCGCCGGTATGAGCTGGCCGAGCGGTCGAGTGTGGCGCGGTTGCCGATGCCGGAACCGGGCCTGGACTGGCACACGGACGGTGCGGGCGCGGATGACGGCCTGGACTGGCGTCTCGGCGACGTCGAGGGCGGGGTGTCGTTCGGGGAGCCGGGCAGCACCGGTGCCCTGTCCGTGCACAACGCCGGGAACGCGCCCTCGCATCCGCTGGTGGAGTTCCGGGGGCCAGTGGAACGTCCCTCGCTCACAAGCCTGGTGACGGGCGACGCCCTCGAATATGACCTTCCCCTCGCTGCGGGTGACGTCCTGGTGGTCGACACCCGCGCGGGCACCGTGACGCTCAACGGGACCGCGTCGCGGCTGCATCTGGCTACGGCGCGGTCCGTGCCCGAGGAAACTTTCGTGCTCCCGCCGGGGGCGACCGACTACACGTTCCGGGCCGCTCCCGGCTCGACCGACCCGGCCGCGTCCGTCACCGTGCGGTGGCGGTCGGCCTACTGGTAAAGGAGGCGCCGCGATGGTTGTGCGCGCTGCATGGCTGCTGCCCGGTGGCTCCGGCCCGGGGCAGACTCGCGAGGACACACGGCTTGCCCCGGTGGGCACGTATGCGCCTGAGTCTGAGCTGAACACGCGGCCCGGGGTGATCCCGGGCGGGGACCCGTTCGCCGCGACGGGGGCGGGCGCGATGACAATGCAGGTGGGCGTGGGCCGGGCGATGGTGCAGGGCACCACGGCGCAGGGCGCCTACCCGGTCGCTGTGACCGCCCCGGAGACGCTGCCGTTCCCGGACGGGGACGCTCTGAACCCGCGCACGGACAGTGTGGTGCTGCGGGTGTATGACGGCCTGTACGACACGTCGGGCGACACGCTCGCCGTCGTCGAGCGGCTGCCCGGCACCCCGGCGGCGACGCCGGACCCGCCGGCCCTGCCGGTGGGGTGTCTGCGCCTGTGGGACGTGACCGTGCCCGCGGGCGCGTCCGCGGGTGTGGGTGGCCTCGACTGGGGGACGGCCGTCGTCGACCGCCGGCAGTACACGGCCGCGGTGGGCGGGGTGATCCCGGCCGGTGGCGGCCTGGCGTTCGGTGGCGCCTACCACGGCCAATTGCGCGACACCGGCACGCAGCTTGAGCGGTGGGATTCGGGCGCGGGCGCGTGGCGCCGCTACCCGTCGATTCCTGCCCGGCCGATCCAGACGACGCAAGCCGCGGACCCGCCACTGAACACTACGGGCGCGTGGGTCGACTTCACGGCCGCCGCGTGGCCGCGGCTCACCTTCACCGTGCCCTCGTCCGGGCAGGTGTTCATCACCATCGGGGGACACGTCGAGAACCAGACGACGGCGTCGTCTACGGCGTGGCTGACGTGGCGCGCTACGGGCGCGTACACCGAGGGGCACGGCGCCGCCAACGCCATATCCGCGATGGGCGGGCGCATGATCGGCTCTCGCCGGTCGCTGCGTCAGGGCCTCCCGGTGGGCGGCTCCGTGACGATCATCCCCGGGTGGAACGTGAGTTCCAACAACGGTTCCGCGCTCATCCGGAGCGGCTATCTGACCATCGAGTTCGTGCCGTGACCGGCCCCGCCCTCGCCCCCGCCTACCGCATGGTGTTCACCGATCTACGCTCCGACCAGGTCATCGACACGCTGCCCGTGCACGGCGTCGGAATCGACGACTACATAGGCAAGACGGGCAGCATGTCCGGCACGGTGCCGATCCCCAATCGGGAGATCGCCCGGCGTGCGCGCCGCGCCCTGCTCCCCGGGCGCACCGGGGTGTGGGTGGAGCGGGGCCGTGAGATCTGGTGGGGCGGGATCCTGTGGACGCTCGCCCTGTCCTCCGATCAGCGCGGTTTCCTGGGCGCGGACGTCCAGTGCGGCGGGTGGGAGTCCTACCTGTTTCACCGCCTGCTGTATCACACGCAGGTCGCCGAGCAGGTCGACCAATTCGACATCGTGCGCGGTCTGATCGACTACGTGCAGAACACCGAGGGCGGGAACATCGGCCTCACCTACGACACGCACACGTCGGGGGTGCTGCGGGACCGCACGTATCTGCGCTACGACCTGCCCACCATCGGGGAACTGATCGAACAACTCGCCGCGGTGGAGAACGGGTTCGAATGGCGCGTCGCGTCGTACCGGGACGGGGACGGCCGACGCGTCAAGCGGCTACAGCTCGGCCACCCGGTCATCCGCGCCGGCACCACGGACATCGTCCTTGACCACCCGGGCCGCGTGCTCACCTATCGGTTCCCGACCGACGGCACGGTCAAGGCCAACGCGTGGCAGTCCCGCGGCGCGTCCATCAACAACAACCTTGCCGCGGAGTCGTACCCGCTGACGTCGAGCCTGCTCGTCAACACCGCGGACATCGCGGACGGGTGGCCGCGCCTTGACGGCTCATCCGACTACATGACGGTGGAGCGCGCCGACACGCTCAACGCGCACGCCCGCGCCGACGCTGCGGCGGCCCTGCACCCGGTGACCGTGCCGGAAGTGACCGTGCTGCTCGGCGGGAACATCACGCCGGCCCTGCTCGGCGCGACGGTCCGGCTCCGCATCCGCGACCTGTGGCACCCCGAAACCCTCGACGCCCGCTACCGCGTCGTGGGGATGTCCATCAACCCACCCGAACGCGGACGCCCGGAAACGGCCCGCCTGTATCTGGAGGTCCCGTAGTGCCGCACGTCCCACAGGATGTACTCGACCGCCTCGCCGCCCTCGAACGGGAAGTGCGTCAGCTCCGCGGCCGGGCGCAGATCCGGCCCGCCCTGACCGAAATCCTCGCCGGCACCGTGCGGATCGGGGAGGGCGGGGAACTGATCGTGCAGGCCCCGGGGGGTGTCCGGCACCTTCTCGTGGGCCACCTGGGCACCACGTACGGGGAGCGGGAATACGGGGTGCTGATCCGCCGCCGCGACGGCACGGAGGCCGTGTCGGTGTGGAACGGCGTCAACCCGACCGAACCCCAGGCGCTCCGCATCAAGGACGCGCAGGGCAACGACCTTCTTACCGAGGACGTCAAGGCCGGCGGCCTGTACCGGCCGTGGGTCCCGCTCCCGGACCTCGCGGACGACCGCATAGCGACGTGGCCGACCACAACAAGCGGATCGTTCACGACGCTGGAGCAGGGCAACGCGTTTCTTCAGCACCCGCGGATTGCGGCCCTGGTCTCCCTGTCGGGCACGGGGCAGGTGCGTTTGCTCGTTGACGATCAGGTGATCGCCACGGCCACCAACGGCAACATTGACGGCACCTACGCCGTGCCCGGCTACGACTTCGGCGACCGCGTGAACATCAAGATCCAGGCGCGCACCACAAGCGCCGGTGATCCGGTCTATGCCCGCACCCGCTACCTGTACGGGGTGGGCTCCGCATGATCAGAAAGGTGGTGGCGTAGTGCTGCCCGAGGGCATCCCCACCGTGACCGTGCGGGGCCGGTTCCTGGCCCTGGACGGGAAGCCTCGCCGAGGGCAGGTGGAGTTCCGCGTACCGGACACGGTCACTTTCGACGCGCACGACGTGATCCTTTCCGGGCCCGTCAT